CTTATCTGTTCCCATAAAAGAGCGGAACTCTGTGAGAAAACGGTTCTCTGCGGTATAAACCTTGCTTTCTTTCTGTTCCTGCTCTAAAGCGGCGATAAGCTGTTCGGCTTTTTCTGTTTCTGCCTTGTACCTTGCTTTGAGCGTAACATATTCCTGCTCGGTCATAAGCTGTTCCACATAGTTCTGATACAGGCTGTCATACAGAGATTGGCTGCGCTTCAGAGTGCGCCTTGCCGTTTCCAGTTTGGATGCCGCATCGGAACGCTGACGGCGGTATTCCGGTTCTGCGTTCAACCGCTTGATAACCTCCTGCAAATCAGCGGCAATCTGTATTTGAGACTGAATTGCCGTGAACAGAACCTCATTTAGTTCATCCTCTCGGATACTCACAAAGGAACAACGATTGGGGTAGTCTGCGTGACCGGGGCAGATATAGGTGTACCACAGCTTTTTGCCGTGGCTCACGTTCTTATATCGTACCAACGGTCGTTGGCAATTCGGACACCACACAAGCCCTTGCAGAATGTTTTCGCTATGTTTCAAATGAGCAAACTTGCCGAGGCGTTCGTGATACTCGCTCTTTCTCTGATTGGCGATTTGTTGTACCTTTTCAAAGGTCTCCTCGTCAATAATCGGTTCGTGGGTGTTACGGACGATAATCCAGTTGGCTTCGTCCACATAGGTCTGTCGCTTTCCTTCATAAAAGGATTGCTTTTTTCTGCCTTGAACCATATGACCTATGTAAACGGGGTGTGCCAAAATGCTTTTGATAATCTGCGTATGCCACAGCACACCTTTGTATTTCTCCGTTTTGACCTCGCCTGTCTCATAGAGATAAGCAGAGGGAGAAAGAATACCGGCATCGTTGAGCCTGCGACCAATCTGCACCACGCTGATACCCTCGGAACGCCATTTGAAAATCTGACGGACGGTGGGAGCCGTTTCCTTATTGATAACAAGGTGGTGTTTATCATTAGGGCCTTTGCTGTACCCATACGGTGCCCATGCTCCGATGAACTCGCCACGCTGCTGTTTAACATGAAGTGCAGAAGCGGATTTCTTGGAGATGTCCTTGCTGTAAACCTCGTTGATGAGATTTTTCAGCGGAACAATATATCCATCCTGGGTTCTCTCTGCGGTCAGCGTATCGAAGTTATCGTTGACTGCAATGAAGCGAACGCCGAGGAATGGGAAGATTCGCTCCAGATAGTTTCCGGTCTCCTTGTAGTTACGACCGAAACGGGATAGGTCTTTGACGACGATGCAGTTCACACGACCCTTTCTGACTTCCTCCATCATCTTTTCAAACTGAGGACGGTCGAAGTCCGTGCCGGTTCGCCCGTTGTCACAGAACAGGGAAACAAGCTCCATATCCGATTTACTCTCGATAAAGGAAGTCAGCAGGGCTTTCTGTCCCTCAATGGTATCCGCACCGGGCTTGCCGCTGTCCTCTACGGATAGGCGAACGTAAGCGGCTGTCTTATATGCTTTCCTCGCAGGAGCAGAGGATTCCACTTCCTGCACAAGAGGATTTGTCTTTCGTTTTGTCCTTGCCATTTATACTACCTCCTGCAATCTGGCACTCCGAAGAATGTCAAGCTGCCAAGCAAATTCATCCTGCCAACGATAGATGATTTCCACCACATCGTTTGAATGAATCAGTATTTTATCTATCAGTGCGACCACAACGGCACGGTCAAGGGCTGTAAGTCCTTGCCTTTTGATGAACTCATTCATCCAGGCGTTTTCCGTTCCGTGGTTGTGTATATCTTCAAGCTGTCCTCTGAGAGCATCCATCTGCTTTTCGGCTTCATCGGCACGAGCCGTAAAGCTCGCTTTCAGCCGTGTATATTCCTCACGGTCGATGATGCCGTCCGTAAGATTTTCATACAGAGACATCAGCAGCTTTTGGAGCTTCTCATATTCCTCGTGTTTCTTGTCGAGTTGTCTCTGCACCTTTTGAGCCTGTGCAGTTCTCAGAGGTGCTGTGTCGGTAATCGTGAGCAATTCGCTCATATCCACGACTTCGCTGATATGCTGCTTCAAGCTGTCGAGCACGATTTCTTCCAAGGCGTTATCTCTGATGCGATGGGGCGAACAGCTCTTATCCTGCTTGTGTGCGGAGCAGACGTAATACACATATTTCTTTTCGCCTGCAGGAACGGTCTTACGAACCATACTGGCACCGCAATCGCCGCAGAAAATCATTCCGCTGAACAGACCGACCGCTTTGCCACCGGGACTGCGGCGGGTATCGCATTTCAGCACCTTTTGAACGCTGTCAAAATCAATCTTTGAGATAATCGCTTCGTGGCTGTCCTCTATGACGGTCCACTCACTTTCATCCTTGGTAACACGCTTGTGTACCTTATAGCTGGGCGTGGTCTCCTTGCCCTGGATAAGAACTCCGGTATAGATAGGGTTCTTCAGAACACGAATGACCGTACCTGCCGACCACAATGCTTTTGAATTGGTCTTAAAGGATGTGGTGAACTTCATCCCAAGGGAGCGTTTGTACTCCATCGGGGAAAGAACACCGAGCTTGTTCAGAGCGTCAGCGATGTCCTGTGGGCTGACACCCTCTAATTTCCACTTAAAAATGTCACGGACAATATCGGCGGCATACTGGTCAACCACCAGCTTGTTTTTGTTCTGCTCGTCTTTCAGATACCCGAAAGCGGCAAAGGAGCCGAGGAACTGTCCGTTCTTACGCTTGATTTCAAGCTGAGAACGAATCTTTACCGAAATATCACGGCAATAGGCTTCGTTTATGAGGTTTTTGAACGGAATGATAAGGTCGTCGGAGGCTTTCTTGTCTCCGAGGCTATCGTAATTGTCGTTGACGGCAATGAAACGAACACCGAGGAATGGGAATATCTTTTCGATATACTCACCGGCGTCCAGATAATTACGTCCAAAACGAGAGAGGTCTTTTACGATAATGCAGTCCGTTCGTCCTGCCTTAACGTCCTCAATCATCTTTTGGAAACTTGGTCTTTCAAAGGTTGAACCCGAAAAACCGTCGTCAACTCTCACCGCATACTCCCGAAATTCGGGTCTCTGCGATATGTAATCACGGAGCAGCTCACGCTGCCCGGTGATGCTGTTGGATTCCTCCTTATCGCCATCGTCACGGGACAGACGGAGATAAAGGGTGGCGTTCCAAATCTTATTTTGCGTATTCTGCATAATGGCACACTCCTTTTCTCTGTAATGAGCAAAACTACCGAGACGGAGCGTCGCTTTAGTCCTGCTTATATTTTACGGTTTCTGTCCCATTCTGTCGAGGATGTCAGCACTTGGAGCGAATGTACCCCGCAAGGCGTTCCTCCAAAGATACCTCTGTATCCGAGAAACCGACCTTTACGACATATTTGCCATGCTTATAACAGTAGGGATTTCCAATCTGGCGGATAAAATCAATGGCACGTTCCCGTTTGGGAAGTGCCGTGTTTACCTTCACATCTCGGATGTCCACCAGTTCATCCCGATCAACGGTATTGAGGTCGATGTTTTTCATATTCATAATAGATGAAGATTGCATACAGCCCTCCTTTACGGTCTCGTTCATAACTATGTGAAAAATCAAGCCAAAATGCGTGTAATATCGGGCTGCTCCAGACCGAGGCTGATGCTTACCGCTTTGTTGATGCCCTGCATCTGAACCTCTGGTACTTTGCCGAGGTATTTCTTTACACGCACCTTGTCGATGGTGATAAGCTGTTCTGCAAGAACCACCGAGGGGCTGCTGAGATTTTCAATTCCCTCAATGAGAGAATGGGTCGGCTGCTTGGTTTTCTTCCAGTAACGGGAAGATATGGGAGCTACAATAAGGGTCGGTGCATAGTGATTGCCCACGTTATTTTGAAGCAACAGCACCGGACGACAGCCACCTTGCTCGGAGCCAATGTTCTTGCCGAGGTCAACGAGGTAAATATCACCACGGCGGTAAATCCAGTTTTCTTTCATAGGCTAAGTCCTTTCTACATTCCAAAAATGGATATGTAAAAGCGACCGCAATCAGCTTGCAGTCGCCACGGGGGGATATATTAGAATTTCATCGGGAGTTCGTTCTTGCCGGCGTTTTCGTTGTAAATGCAGAGCAGCGGAAACAGGTACTTTTTGTAGCCCGTCAGATTTACGCCAACAGCTCGTCCGTCTCTGTAGATTTTCAAGGGGTCAGTAGACCGGAGCTGAGTCACAAGCCTTTGGGGGCAATACTCGTCGTGGTAGCGGTCAACGAAGTAAGTGATAGCGATGATATTTTCCGTTCGGAAGGAATCGGGGTTGCCGTTCCACGCCGCTTTCAAAATCTTCATTGCCTCCATATAGCGTTCCTCCCCAATACGCTTATAGGCGTTGAACGCAGTTTTGATACAGCCGATGCGGTCAAGCCCACGGTTGTGGTCGAAATCGAGTGCAAGTCCGACGGAGAGATTTGCCATATAGAAAGCGGTGGCTTCGGAATCCTTACCGAAAATCTTTGCTCTCATACGAGCACCGGCAGTCAGCGGAGCAGAGACGCCGTTCTGCTGTGCAAAGAGCAGAGCTTCTTCCTGTTCGTCCATGCCGTAGTACACCTTGCACTTGATGGGAACGTCCTTATTGCCGGAGACGAGAATACGAGCACCGATGGTATGCTGTCCGTCAAAGACATAATATTTGCCGTCACGGTAGCTGACCTTGGGTTCGTTGGCGATACGTTCGTCAAACTTACCGGCGATTTCCTTGGCACGAGGAGAAACAAGTTCTCTCTGATAAGTTTCCCTGGGGCTGATGAGCTGAGAGGCGGGGATAAAGATGGTTTTGTAGTTGTACTTATTTGTCTTAGTTGTCATAATGGAATCTCTCCTTTAAGTATTCGATTAAGATAGGCAAGCCCGTTCTGTGCGAGCTTATTGACTTTGGGATTATGCTTTTTTGCTAAGAAGTAATCCTTGTTGTGGCTGAGGCATACAGACCAACGGAAGAAAAAGGTGTCCAGAGCATCCTCTAATTCGTAGAGCATACTTTCCGGTGTTCCTCGGCAGGTTTCGCTCGGCAGCTCTGCGGCAATCTGCTCCAATGTCAGCAGATGCCTTTCGGGGAGAACCTTTCGTCTTTCCTCCGGTGGTTTTCGTAAGTCCTCAACCAATGCTTGGTATTTCATACCCTCCTCCAGCACCGCCACACGATGGGCATTGCTGCTGCCCTGATACGCTGAGTTCCAGCTTTCCTTTACCTTCTGTGGATCCTTAATGGTACCCGGGTGCTCCAGCACCCCACCGGGGGCGGCGCCGTTTGCAAAGAACTTTGCCCCATACTCCTCTGTGGCGATGGCAAGGCCGATGGCGTTCTTGGCCATGGCGATGGGGCTATAGCCCACAAGCCCATCAAA